ATGATAAAATGAAATTTGGATTAATTAAAAATGTAGTAGGAGCAATAGCACCAACATTGGGTTCTGCTCTTGGAGGACCTTTAGGAGGTCAGGCAGCACAAGTTGTTGCAAAAGTATTGGGATGTGAGTCAGATCCTAAATCTATCAATACCGCTATTCAACAGGCAACACCAGAGCAAATGCTAGAACTAAAACAGGCTGAACAACAGTTTGAAGTTCAAATGAAGGAGCTTGATGTTGATGTATTTAAATTAGAAACACAAGACAAGCAAGATGCTAGATCTAGATTTAGCAAAGATTGGACTGCAAGAATTATAGGAATAGCTGTTGTCTCTGGATTTATGGGTTATATATTTTTAGTAACATTACAACCACCAGAGCAAAATAGTGAAGCATTAATCAATTTAGTCTTGGGATATCTAGGCGGATTGGCTAGTGCTGTGATATCTTTTTATTTTGGTGCATCACATACAGCAGAAGACAAGAAGGATTAACAGTGGCAGGATTTAGACTTACAGCTTTTAGCGGACTTAATGAAAAGATCGCTCCAAGACTGTTGCCTGAAGATGTTGCACAGAACGCAGAAAATGTTTTTTTAGATAGAGGAAGAATAGAGGGCTTACCCCAAGATGTTAATGACTCCTCTGAACCTAGTTCTCACCCAGCTTCACATATAGACGGAACAACTAAAACTATATTTAAAGCAACAGACAATGAATGGTTTACTTTCTCAGATGATGTTGATGTTGTTAAAAGCCCAATTAAGGAAGATGCTTTTAGTAGATTTTATTTTACAGGAGTAAGTGGATCTTCAGGATTTCCAAGAATGGTTGATGCCTCTAATGGCATATCAGGCTCAGGACCATACCCTGTAACTTCATACAGACTTGGCTTGCCAACTCCACCAGCTTTTACGACAGGACCAAGTGTTGACAATACGACTGCGGCAGATGGTGCAGCCACAAGTTCAAGAGCTTATGTTTATACAGAGATAACAACCTTTGGAGAAGAGGGACCACCAAGCGTAGTAACAGCAGCAGATATTGTAGATGCATCAGATGGTGCAACAGTAACCTTGGCTTTACCAGCAGCAACTAGTGGTGTTTATACTATAGCTAAAAGAAGAATTTATAGAGCAGACTTAAACGGTATATTTAGATTTGTAAAGGATGTATCAGGTACATCAGCAGGAAATACAACAGAAGCAGTTAAGGACAGCTCACTTGGGGAAGAAATAGAATCAGCAGACAACCTAGCACCGCCAGACGATGTAACAGCAAATCACCCAGATGGACCAATGCTAGGAATTACTACTATGCCAAACGGCATAACAGCAGGTTTCAGTGGTAACACATTATTATTTAGTGAGGCATTCTTACCGCACTCATATCCATTAGCTAACCAATTAACAACAAAAGAAGATATTGTTGGTATTGTTTCTATAGCTTCAGGGTTATTAGTAACAACAAAGGGCAAGCCTCTCATAGCGGGGGGAACAGATCCTTCAGCAATGTCATTAGTAGAGATAGATGCTAACTTACCAAACTCTAATAAAAGATCATTAGTTGATATGGGCGAGTATGCCTTATATGCATCTCCAGATGGTTTGGTTGTAGCAAGTAATTCAGGTGTTAGTTTAATAACTCAACAAATATTTACTAGAGATCAATGGCAAGACTATTATCCAGAAAATATTGAAGCCTACGAATACGAAGGAAAGTATTTAGGTTTTACTTGGGATGGTTCTAACTCAAGCACAAAAAAAGGATTTATATTTGATCCAAGAGGACAAAAGAATGCCTTTGTTAATTTAGATTTTTATGCAACTGCTGGATTTAATGACAGAGAGAACGATGAGCTATATTTAGTTATAGGCGGTACTCTTAAAAAGTTTGCTAGATCTTCTAGTGCAAGAACTTATACATGGAAGTCAAAAGAGTTTTATAGCAACCTTCCTATTTCCCCCGGGGTAGCCAAGGTCAGTGCTGAGTCTTACAACAGCTTAACATTTAAACTATACGCAGACGGTTCTTTAAAACACACTCAAACAGTAACGAGCAACGATCTCTTCAGATTACCGGGAGGATATAAGGCAAAAGCATTTCACATAATTTTAGAGGGTACAGATCCAATAAATGAAGTTTGTGTATATGAAAGCCCTAGGGAGATTACCTAATGGCAAAGTCTAAAGGTACTTTTGTAGTACCAAGAAATTTTGATCATGAGGGTAAAAGATTTGCTACAAAGGTCAACGAATCTATAGCACAGCTAAAAGGGGAGATAGGAAATCCTCTTGATTCTGCTGTAACCTTTAGAGACTTAATTGATGCTGGCATAGCAAAAAGAGATATTAGGATAGGAGCTAACGGTAATATTATTGGTGGTGGAACTGGTGATATTGTTATAGGCGATGAAGAGGTTTTAGAAATACCCCCAGCCCCAACAGGTGTAAGTGCAGACGGTGCTTTTCAAAACATAGTTATTGAATGGGATGTTCCAACATTCTTTGGTTTTTCTCATGCAGAAGTATGGGCAGCCACAACATCTAATTTTGCAGACAGAGTTTTTATAGGTCAAACAACAGCAGCAGTATTTTCTCATCAAGTAGGTAACGGTCAGACAAGATACTATTGGATTAGGTTTGTTAATATACAAGATACTGTAGGACCATTTAACTCTACAACAGGAACACAGGCATCTACAGCACCAGATATAGCTGCATTAATGACTGAGCTTTCTGAGACCTTGCAAGACTTACCGGGATATTCGGCAATTACAACATTGATAACTAACGGAGATGTTGCAACAGCAGCAGTTGCTGCAGTAGTTATTAAATCAACATCAGCACCAACAACAAGAAGTAATGGAGACTCATTATCGGCTAATGATATTTGGATTGATACTGATGATAACAATCAAGCTTATTTTAGAAATGCGTCTAATAACGCTTGGGTTGCTGCAAGAGATTCTAATCTTATTAGTTTATATAACAGTCTAAGCTCAACCGTCACTACAAACACTAGTAATATTTCTACTGCCCAATCAGATATAGTAACTCTTACAAGCGATACAACTGCTAATGCTTCTGCAATTACAAGTTTAACCTCTACAGTAAATAGTAATACTTCAGCCATAAGCTCAGAGGCTACAACTAGAGCAAACGCAGACAGTGCTTTAGCAACAGATATTACTAATTTAACCTCTACAGTTAATTCAAATACCTCTGCAATATCTTCTGAAGCAACAACTAGAGCAAATGCAGACAGTGCATTGGCAACTGATATAACAAACTTGACATCTACAGTTGGGGGAAATAGTTCAAGCATTACAACTTTATCTACAACCACTGCTGATATTAATGACAACTTAGACGCTATGTATGTTATTCAAGCATCTACAGAATCAAATGGAAGTGTTTCTGTTGCAGGAATGGTTATTGGATCTAATGCAGATAGTGGTTCAGGTGCTCAATCATATGTTCAGTTTCAAGCTGATAAATTTGCAATATGGAATGGGACTAATAACAACACGGCTCCATTTATTGTTAGTGGCGGAACTGTTTTTATAAAAGATGCCATGATCCAAAATGGTGCGATAACAAATGCTAAGATTGGAAACCTAGCTGTTGATGACGCAAAGATAGCAAACCTTGCTGTAACAGAAGCTAAGATAGCTAATGCATCTATTGCAACTGCAAAGATACAAGACGCAGCAATAAATAATGCAAAAATAGCTAACTTAGCTGTAACCAATGCAAAGATTAACGATTTAAGTGCTACAAAAATAACCGCAGATCAATTAGATTCTGCAAGAATTAATGTAGACACACTTAATGTAAAACATTTTGATAATGTTAGCTCTGATATAAAAAGTCATACAGGTGCTTTTGTTCCTTTGGGAGTTTTTGGTAGCTCCTTTCAAAGAGGGTCAACAAACTTTACAACACAAACACAAACAACAGGAACCTATTTATCTACTACTATAGGGAGTGTTAGAAACGGTGCTAAATATCAAGCTATTTGGACAGGCGTTTATGGTGATTGTACCAACGGCGTACTAGAATATAGTGTAAATGGAACAACTTGGGTTCAAGCAGCCGGGGGTATACAAAACGTAACTTTCGCAGCAGGAACTTTTAGAACATATGTATTTGCATATTCAGGAACAATAAGTGGTCTTTCTAGTAGCTCAACAACTGTTTACTGGCGTGTTAGATGGATAACTCAACTTAGAAGCACATATCAATCTTTATATGTGTTTATAGATAATACACAATAAAATGGCAGAATATACTATATACAAAACAGCAACAGGTGATATAACAACTTGTGGATCAACAAATCTTACTATTAATGACATTATCTTAGAGAGTGATGAATCAATTATAGAAGGATTGTATGAAGCAGAAAATTATAAAATAATTGGGGGAGAAGCTGTAGAGCAAAACATTTCAATATGGAACTCAATAAGACCAATTAGAAACACTATGTTGTCTGAATCAGATTGGACACAGTTTCCAGATAGCCCATTATCAGATTCTAAGAAAACAGAATGGTCAACTTATAGACAACAACTAAGAGATTTACCATCAACTTACTCAAGTGCAACAAGTATAGACGATGTTGTATTCCCTACAGAGCCTTCTTAATTAGTAATATAATGCTACATTATTATATAATTTAATGGTATCTTATGGATAAAATGCTATCACAAGTAGATGTTAGAGTTTATTGGGATTTCATAGAGCCGGGATTGCGGGAAATAAAAAAAGAAGCAAAACCCGAATGGAGACCAGAAGACATATACTCAGCACTAGTAAGTGGGATAGCAGAGCTTTATGTAGATATAGAGCAAGACCCATGTGAGAGCTTTATTATTCTACAAGTAAAGCCTAGTGTTTTTAAGCCAACACAATCATTATTAATTTGGGTGGCTTACGATAAAAGAGAAAACGCTAATGGCAAATACATGGAGTATATTGAACATATGGCTGAACAAAGAGGTTGTAACAAAGTAGAGTTTTGGACACCTTGGAAAGGATTAGCAGATGTCTTGTCTCATATCGGTTATGAAACAAAACAATACATAGTGGAGAAAAAAATATAATGTCAGGCGGCGGCGGATCAACAAAAATAGAAGATACAGCATCACAGAAGGCTTTAGCCTCAATTGCTGCACAAAGGTTTAATCTTTATCAACAATACTACGTTCCTTTAGAAGATCAGTATATGTCTGATGTTTTTGCTATGAAGAATGAATCTAGTTTTTCAAATGTTGAAAGCTTTGTTACTGCTTTACAACAACCAGAATTTCAGGCTGCAAGAAAACAAATGCAACAAAGAGCATTTTCAATGGGAGCCGATCCAACTAGCGGACAGTACCAGGCAGCAGCATCACAAATGCAACAAGCACAAGCCCAGGGCATGGGAAGAGGAACGGCAGAGGGCTTATCAGGACAATTAGATAGATATTATCAAGGCATGCAAAACATTATAGCAATGGGTCAAGGTCAGGCTGGTCAAGCCATGGCGGGTCTTGGTGATGTTGGACAGCTCGCACAACAAAGAGGAAAGGCAATTGCACAAGAGTCTTTGGGTGATTATACATCCGCACTGGGTGCAGCGGGAACCGCAGCAGGACTGGGTTTTGGGTATTATTCACAACAAAAAGGTAAGGGTTAATGATTAGTTTTGTTAATGGTTTATTCGGACAACAAGAGGGATATGGCGATTCTTTTTATTCAGGAAATAATCTATATGTAAATCCATTTAGATCTGGGGACCAGGCTGCTCAAGATACTTTAGCAGATTTATACGAAGCAGAGTTTGAAGATTATTTACGAAGATTTTTCCCAGTTGAGCAAGATCTTATTCAACAAATGACAACAGGATTTGAAGGGTTACAACAAGAAGAAATAGGCAGAGCTCAAGAAGCGGTTGCTAGACAATATGCAAATGTTAGAGGACAGGAAGGAAGGAGACAGGCTGGATATGGTTTAAATTTAAGACCAGAAACACAATCAGATTTCCAAAGATCTGAGACCTCTGCATTGATAGCAGCAAGAAATTTTGCACGAATGAGAGCGGGAGAAAGAAGACAACAAGTTCTTTCTGGCGGTCTTGGAAGTGCTTTAACACAAAGGAGTGTAGTAAGTGGCTAGAGGATTAGGCGGATTAATAGGTGTTGGTAGAGTCCAAAAAGAACAAGCTCTTGCTGGTTTAACAAGAGCAGCTCAACTAGAGACACAACAAGAAACAATTGAAAGAACTTTAGAAGCTCAAAAGAAAGCAGCACAAATGAATGTTGTTGGAACTGCTGGAGGTATAGGAACCGCAGCACTTCTTACACAAGGGGGTACAACAGCAGCAGCAGGAGGAGCAGCAGCAGGAGGAGCAGCAGCAGGAGGAGCTGCAGCAGGTGGAGCAGCGGCAGGTTCTTCGGCAGCGGGTGCGGCAGCGACTGGAGCGGGAGGAGCAGCAGCAGGAGGAGCGGCAGCAGGTGCAGCAGCAGCATTGCCCTGGGTAGCATTAATTGTTGGTGGAGGATATCTTCTTAAGAAGTTATTTGATTAAATATGGCAAATGAATTTGGAAAAGGTTTCGGTGCTGGTCTCTCGTATTTTAATGCGTTTGCAGAGCTTGAGGAAAAAAAATTATTAAATGAGCAAAAATTAAAAACCGAAGAGCTAAGACAACAGTCATATCAAGCCACTATAGAAGAGGCTGAGGCTACAAGAGATGTAAGAATAGAAGGCATAAAAGCAGACACGGAATTTAAAACAAGCAGAGCAGAAAAAGAAAGTTTATTGCTTAAAGAATATAAAGACACAGCCGATCAAAGAAAAGAACAAGCCGAATTAATATTAGACCAAAACAGAAATAAATTAAAAGAAGGAGAGGCAAATTTAGAAATTGCATTAAATAATCTGGAGGACGACAACCAGAGAAGGGCAATGACCAATTTAATAAATGCATATCAAATGGCTGGTGACGATAGCATCCCACAAAACGTAAGAGCTCACAGGGTTGAGGAAGCTCTAACTCAAGTTAGACCATTTATGGACTGGACAAAATTTACCAAAGATGAGTACTGGCAAAGCTGGGAGAAAATATCTAGCAAGTTAGAGCAAGGTAACTTTGAAGGAATAGCAACAGAAAATACAGAAGAACTATCAACCATATATAAAGATAGTTTAGAGGTCTTTAATGGAAAACAGTTTATAGCAAAAGATGGAAAAAAAGGAATAATAAAAAGTGCAAAACTTTCTGGTGATTTTAATGCTATAGAAAACTCTGCAAACATGCTTGTTGGTGTAAATTATTCTGTCCTGTTTGACGGAGAGGACCAGGAGCAAAATGTTTTTAGTTATGCTCCAGACAAAACTGAATTTGCAAAAGTTATAAAAGAAGATCAAGAAGGAACAGATGCAAAAGTAGTTTCTGTTGCAGATATAGTTGATAAAATTTCTGCTGAAAAAGATTTTGCAATGCATATGATTAATGATCGTCAGACCTTTGATGTTTTTATGAAAGCATCAAAAGGGTATTTAAATTTTGAAGGAAGCTCTGCGGAAAAGAAGGCAAAATCAGATATTTATTTTGAACAAAAAGACAAGGCACTTGCAAGACTTGGGACTATATTTAAAACAGCGAACGCTGCCCAAGAAGAAAGCTTTGATGCTTCAGAAAGTGCTTTTCTTGAAAGCTTATACTCAAACCTTCCTGGAACCCTTGCAAGCAAACATATTGTAAAAACAACCGATGAGTTTGGTGATGATCTATACGAATATAAAGAAGGATCAAGCTCAGGTTTAATACAAGAAGACTTTGTAGATACTTATGCAAATTCTGAAAAATTGACAGCAGAAATTGAAAATGTATATCAAAACTTTAAAACCTTTGACAATCTGCTTCCAGGGCAAAAAGCTACCTATAACTTTGGCGGTATTATAAATATTTCTTTTGATAAATCTAAAAATTATGTTGATGTCACTCTTGAAGAAACCTTTGGTGCCAAATATCAAGATTATAAGAAGGCAGCAGAAAGCTATTATGAAAGAGTTTATCCTGGTAAAAAACTTGAAGATTCTACAGATATGGAATATATGGCGTTTATGTCAGATTATATTAATAAAATAGCATTACAAGGTAAATAGAGTGTGGCAAATCCTTTTGACTTTACAGATCCCCTAAGACTTTCAGCAGAGGAGTTAGAAAAAGAAGAGGAAGAATTTCCAGAACCTTCTTTGGGAGAAGGTGTTGAAGAAAACTACGGTCAGTTTGATTTTAATGATCCATTAAAAGGTGAGCGTATAGATCCATATGCAAACACAGGACCCAAACCAGAAGACTTTGCAGACACACCAATTGGAAAAGTTGGAAATTTCTTTGGCGATGTTTTTATAAAACCTTTCGCCGGGGCAATGGCTGAAGCAGAAGAAAGATATCCGGATTCACCAATAGAAAACATACGTTATGGTGTAGACATAATTAAAAGTACAGCATTCAAAGAAAACGCACAAAAAATATTTTCTGCTTTTAAGCTTGGTTCAGCAGAACAAATGGACGACATTCTAAAGGGCAAAAGACCTGTTGGAATTTCTAGTCCATATGGAACCTCTGGTTTTTCAGATCTTTATAATATGAAATTGCAGTTAAAAGCAAAAGAAGATTATAACAACGATGAGTCATACAGAAAGGAAGTTGATGATGCCCTTGCTAAGGCACAAGAAGAAGGCTTGAAAGAATTTAAAAAAATTGACAAAGCCATAGCTAAAAAAAGAGCCGATAATAATATAGGTCCATACGGAAGCTCTATCTCTAGCGGAGTAGAGAGCTTAGCAATAATAGGCACCGGAATGGCAGTAAATTATGCCAGCGGAGGTGCTGCTTTTCCAGCGGTTACTGGAGGAACTCTTACATATTTTGGATTAATGACTGGTGCAGCATCATATTCAGAAGCAAGACAGCAAGGTCTTCCTCACGAATCAGCTCTTGGCTACGCTAGTATAAACAGTTTACTTGAAGTTGGTACAGAGGCTGTTCCTGTAATGAGATTTTTATCTCCAGGATCAAGAGGCACTATAAAAGATATTTTTAAAAGAGATCTTACAACTGTTGGAATTGATGTTAGTATGGAAAATGTTAACTCTGTTTTACAAGAACTTAACTCGGTTTGGTTTGATCTAGATTCAGAGCTCAAGACTGCTTTTGATAATGCAAACAATCCTCTATATGAAGGAAGATCTATAAGTGAGGTTTTGGTAGATATTGCTGGACACACAACTTTGGCATCTATAGTAGCCTCTGGGTCCATAGCAGCATTTAGAACTACGGGCGGTGTTGTTTATAGTGAGGATGTTAAGACATTTATAAGAAACCAGAAAGACAATCCAGAACTAGAGTTATTTATTGAAGATTTTAATAATAACGTAAATAATCTACAACTCAATTACAATGCAATAGATAGTGCTTCTAGAACATTATTAGACCCAAACACTGATGGAAAGGGCTGGACAGCAGATGAGATTATTGCATTAGAATATTTTAATCAGCCGTTTATTGATTACAGAAAACCCCTGGTAGTTGGAGAAGAGGGTCGTGTTTCACAGCCAGATGATTATGCGGAAACTTTAGAGCTAAAATTTCCTCCAGTTAAAGAGCCTGGTTTTAATTTTGTAGATCCATTAAATTCTGGAGTAGAGAAAAAAGTTGCAGGATCAAAAACATCTGAAATAGATTTAGATCTTTCTCCTATAATAACTGAAAGAGTCAATAATGCTACAAACATTCTTGAATTAGATTTACCCTCAAACCCAACCCTAAATATAGATTTAATTAAAAATGACTCCTATGACGCAAAAGAAATAGATTTAACAAAAAGCCTAATAGTTGACAGCAGAACATTTGAAGAAAAGTTTTTACTAGAGCCCAATGGTGAAGAAAAATATTATAGATTTAGAGATCTTAATACAGAGGAGGCAACAAACGCATCTAAAAGTATTATTGATTTAAGCAAGGCAGGAATGCCAATTGATATATTTTCTGATTTAGATTTTATAGGAGCACATGTAAAAGACAATAGATATAAAACCTATGAGACATCTTATGGTGTTTATATGCCCACATTAAAAGGAATATCTTTTTCTCAAATATCTGGTATTGCTAACTTAAATTTTGAAAATAACTTAGGCTCTAAGTTAAATTTAAGATCAACAATGGCACACGAAATGGGACACCATATTGATTTTACTATAGGAAGAAACCCAAGCATTGATGCAAATATATTACAACCAGTAACCTCTGATTCACCATTATTTGATTTACCAACATTTAAATATAATGAGGCAAATAACACCCTCGATATTGAAGATGGTACTGGCGGTCAAGTTATGCAAGAAGCAATCAAAATTTTTAACGAGGGCGAAAAGGGTAAATATTATGATGGAAACCTATTAAGGTATCCTTTTAATGAAATGATTTCTTTAAATAATAATATGACCCAGCCGATACAAAGAATGATTAAGGCAGAGGTCTTTGGTCAATTACACGAATTATATTATACTAATAGATCATTGCTTGAGGAAAAAGCTCCGACAGCATTAAAATTAATAGAGGATTTAAACGATGCAATATCAATTGACGGAACTACAAAGAAAGCTGAGAGAGTACAACTCGCTTTTCAATCACCCCGTGCCGAGCGAGGTGTTGAGGTTCGAGCCAGAGATAGAGATCTTGGACAAGATCAATCAGGCGATAGCATCCCAGAGACCAGTCGTAGAGTGGATGGAGAGGTCCAGCCTACAGACGGGGACCGTGTTCGACCTGAAGTACCAGATTTAAGACAAGTAGGAACAACCGGTCAGGTTGTAGGAGCTCCAGAGGGAATGGACTCCAAACAAAAAGTAGGTGCTCTCAGAAGAAAAATGAGAGGGCTTGCAAAAGAAGGAGTGTCTCAAAGATTCTGGTATGAACAAAGCGGTCAAGCACTTTTAGATATAACAAACAACAACAAAGAAGATGCAGATAAACTTGCACAGGTTATTGCTATAACTTCACCAGGAACACCAGTAGAACCAAACTTTAATTACGCATTACAAGCATACTATCAATATGCCGCTGGAGAAACGGTAAAGACTGGAAGATTTCCTGAAAAAATGAGCGAAAAAATAATTAATGTTTTTGAGGGAAAAGATTGGGGTGGAAGAAAAACCAACGAATTCT